TCTCCCCGAATCTTCTATCGTGGTGTTACGATCGGGGAATTTGCGGATCAGTTTAAAGGGTTGGGAAGCGAGGGGGGTAGTCACTACCCCGGCAAGGGAATGTTCGGCAATGGGTCCTACGCCGCAGCACCTTCCTACAATGACCCTGAGGCGACTGCAGGTAACGTCATTGGGATAGCAAAAGCGTATGCAGGGGAGAGGAATAATCTTTCTTCAAAAGTTACGGCTTTTGCACTTAGAAAAGACGCAAATGTGGTGGAGTTTAACGGTAAAACAACGGAAGAGAGGATGGAGCAACACATGTGGTGGGGGGAAGAGACCGTTAGGGATGCGGAGAAAAAGACTGGGTACCGCTTCACTGACTTGGGCGAAGCTGCAGCGGCACTCGGGATTCACGCCTTCACAGTTCCCCAGAGGGACGGAGACTACCTAGTCCTCCTTAACCGTGGAGCAATCATCGCAGCCATGGACTCACAAATCCCCGACGAAAACGAATGAACATCAACGACCCCACAATCAGCCGCATTCTCGCTGTTCTTATTCAACCGGTCCTTTTCGAGGATAGGAGCAAGTTCATCGGGGATGCCGAGAAAGCAACCAACATGGACTCTTTCATCAGGGGCATTAACAGGTACAAGACGGATACTGCTGAGAAATAGGCCGGGGGGGAACCTTTCCTTGTGCTCTTAGGGACTCCTCTCACGGGGCCGAGGGTAAGACCGTATGCCCCTTAAAGGCTCAAAACAAATCACACTTACTCAACTAAAGAATGACTCTCTTACTTGGCGA